CACCTTCTCGATAAGCGCCGTCTACAAGCCCGCTCGGAATTGCGAAATTTAGCACCGCCCGTTGGTGGCTCGGCAAATCAGGCGTGTCGGTCAAAGTAGCAGGCAAAGGAATGCAGCGGATGTCAATCGGATTAGTGGCTTCATTGCCGCTATTATCGTAGCCCTGATATCTCACAACCATTTCGCCTTCGAACAGGTCAGGTCGGATAGCGTCAATAATCGCCTTACGGTTAGCCTCGATTTCCCCCAGAGTTTCACCAATGAAGTCCACCACAATGCTGAATTGCCGTGACTTTCGGATGTGCCCCTGATATAGATCACCGCCAGAAGTCATTTTAGTTAGAATTTGATTCCAATCGCCATGACCTAAACCCGTAACCTGAACAAGCTGGCAATAGTCTTCTAAGTCCAGCAGCTCACCACCAGTTTTACAATCCGCAGCTCTAAGTGAAGCGCTGTTTTTCGCTGCACCTTCCCAAGAGTAGCCTTCACCTTCCCAGCCGCTAATAAAAGTGGAAGCCTTATCGGTTTGCTCGAATTGAACACCATCAACATAGAACGGTAAAGTGGAGCTGACCGAATCTCTGGTAACTTGCACTCTATAATTAGTTACAGTTTCGGTTGCCAATAATGTAACCTCAACCCTTTGCCAATAACCTGTGGCAATGAAGGTTTTTGTAGCTCTCGCAGTACCTGTTGAAGTGGCAATAACAATGCGCATCGGTTGCCCCGCCACACCTTTTACATCGCAGCTGAATGTATATTTAAGACCATTTGTAACTTTCAAACCGCGATTATAATAAGCGGTTCCAGCTGTTCCACTTACAGGCGTTACTTTCATAGAGTAGGAATTGCGCCGCGTTTCATCACCAGTAAGCGAAATCGATGCGTTGGTACCCGTCCAATAAGTTACGCCTTCAGGCGGGTCAAAACGAGGATTCCAAATCTCGTTCCGCCCTGCCTTTGGCTTGATAATCCAAAACTTCTTTTTACTCAATTGTGGCGCTGCCATTATGCCCAAGCCTCCATAAGCTCAAATGCCGTTTTTACATCCGCAGGATTGCTGCTTGTCGGCATGGTTAGATTATACACATTCCCACTTTTATTTACGCCAGCCCGCATAAGCGCATTAGCGATTGCCCTGCCGATATCATCAGCATCTATGTCTTTGCCAGATACGCCACCAGCCAATGCCTTGCTTAATGCCCGTTCTGCATCTGCACGGCTCATAATGAAGCCATCTGCAGATGGTACGAACAGCTCTCCACGATAGCCGTATTCCTGCCACGTATAAGGAGCGCCGCCTTGCACCGCGCCACCAACAGCCCGTGTCGTTTCATAAGCTGCGTTATACCTTACTGTACCAATCTTAGTCGGAGGTCTGTAATTGTCAACAGCGCTTGTATCCAATTCAAGTATTACAGGAAGTCGATCTATTTTACGTCTTTCCAATTCTGCAAGGTCTGCCATAACATCGTCAATATTATGGTCAATTTCAAGCCTCTTACCTTCCGGCAAATTTTCAATATCCTCTGCAAGGTCTTTTACCAACTTGTTATATTGCGCTTGCGTTATGATGCCGTCATCCAACAGCTGCTTGTAAATATTGACCTGTTTAGTGGCTGCAACTGTGTTTTGGTCTACTAATCCCATTTTGACTGCTAAATCATATGCAGCTTCAGCGCTAAGCCCCTCAGAAGCTATTTTGAACAGCAGGCTTTCAGAATAAGAGCGCATTGCTGCGTCAGCGTTGTTGGTAGCATCTGCAACCGCTTGCTGAGCAGGAGCGGCTTCTTCGGCTACTTCGGTAGCGCTTGCCAACTCTATCCTTGCCATTTCTATTGACGGAGCTAAATTGTAAAATTCATCAGCGCCATCACCAATAATTTCATTTAGAGCATGTTGAGCAATTGCCAATTGTTCAGCTGTAACAGAGCCCATACCGGTATGAACACCGATTTCTCTCATAATAGCTGAATATTCATCACCAGTTATAAGACCAGATTCCTGTGCTTCCCGTAATTTATCAATAACATTTGTGAACTCATCACCAATCTTAACGTTGTTAGTAATATTATTTGCCAGAGTAGCCATTGCTGGAGCGAAAACGTCCATTGTATCAGCCATGCTAAGTTTGATTGCATCGCCCAGATTTTTGAACGCCGACTCCATTTGCATGATTTTTCCAGCGCTCGTATCGGCAATATCACCGACCCTTTCAATCTGTTCTTCAGCCTGCTGGAGAAAAGCCTCTGAAAACGCTTCTTGCGCGCTCAACCCGGACGCTTCTAACGCCTTTACCTTTTCATCGAAGCCTTCTACAGCCACTCCAAGCTGGTCAAACCGCATGGTTGTCTTGTTCGTCAAAGTTAGAACAAGCTGGTTCATGTTCATGCCCAAAGCGCCTGCAACCCTTGTAAGCCTAACTACTTCATCATGTGTGTCAGCAAGCCCGAGTGCCATAAAATTCGCCGCGCCTGCAACCAATTCTGCATCGCTAACCGTGCCGCGAGTTGCCTCTCGCAAATCGACTAAAAGAGCATCCGATACAATTCCAATTGATTCTGCTAAATTGTCAAATTTAGTTTGTGCGTATTCAAGCTGAGCGCCTTCTTTAGCAGTTTCATAAAACTCTTTTAGCGCTACACCAACAGCAGCAACTGCACCAGTAACAAGAGCAGCGGTTCCAATCACACTGGATAATGAAGCGCCAAAGCCTTTCACCCCGCCTTGAGCCGTTTTTCCAGTATCACCAACACCCTTGATTTCGGACTTGACCTTGTTAATCTCTCCACTGGCTTTATTCAGTGCGCTGATTACAATTTGCAGATTAGCCATATTTTTCCCTCAACTCGTTAACTTCCATCACGATATTCCACACCTGCTCGTGCTCCCGCTTCCACTTTGCGGATTGACCCGGAATTTGCCCCTCATTTTTATACATCTGGAACGCGCGGTATACATTGCCAACCTGCCTCAATTTGCGCATTAAACCAGCAGGCTGCTCCATTACGCCGCCTGAAAAAGGAAGCGCATGATATTCTTCACAAGTCAAACTAAGCTCCAGCAAGCTTGGTATCGTGCCTTTGCCTTCTGCATAATCGGCAACCTGTATCAGGATAAAGGGTCGAGGTTCATTGCCTCGCTAATCAGCTTTGCAATGCAATCACCACGCCATACGGATAAAGGCTGCGTTTCCTTGCCAATCATGTCGCGGTGAAAATCCTCAAGCATCTTTTGGTTGATTTCAAGCAGAACGCACTTGCCAAATTTCTTATGCTCAAATTCCATGTTAGCCCTTAGACAGTCTGCAACTTAGATGTAGTCTGAATAGTCAGCCAGTTGGTCAGTTTCGGGTTGTAAACGCCGTCCAACACCAGATCGTAGGTCATCAAGCCGTTCTTATCCTGAAACAGTTCAGGCGCTTGCATTGTGTGACCCGCAAAGGTCAATACCATCTCACGCAAAGTCGCGGCAGTACCAACGGTGTATTTGATCCTGACTTGCTTTTCCAGAATAGTGTTGGCAGCCGCAAGCATGGCAATCAAATGGTCATCGGTTGAGTCATTGAGTTCCAGGCTGAGTTTCATCTGCCCGCTCCACTTGTTATCGTAAGACGCGGTCGGCGTGCATTCACCCAGGAAGTTGTGATACTCCCGGTTAGCATTGACGCTCAATTCCCAAGAGAATGCACTCGATGCTAAAGCGGTGAAGGTGTTGCCATCCCAAGTTTCAATCGCAACCGAAGCCATGCAGCCGGTCATGCGCGTGCCGGTGGTCAAGTCAGGCAATGCAGCCAGCGTGCCAGCAACCACTTTGCCGCCCATCAATGACGCGCCCACACTCACGCCGGAGTTGGCAGCGCCGCTAAGCGTCAGGCTCGTGACGCTTGCATCCTGCATCTGCCAGACTTCACCAGTCTGCCCGAATTGCAAGGTCGCAAGGTGCGGCGCAGGGGCGGTTGTAAGTGGCGCGGCATAATCTCGAACATACGGATCAGCACCGGTTGGAGTCGCGTCCGTGCCGAATAGCATCTCCAGCCAATAGTTCAGCTCTTCAAAATCAACGTCGCTCGTTTCAGCGGTTGCGCTGGATAGATAGCGGTCAAGCGTGGTCTGGTGGGTCGGAGCCATTGTGCCCCGTAATTGGTCAAGCGCGCGGGTTTCGAGTTCCGGGCGCAGCTTGAAGCTGGACACGTTCTGCAGCTTGCGAGTTGCCGTTCCGTTTGCCGTGCCAAAAGCCGACTGCCAGCCAAGTTGTAATACATTATGTGCATTAAGCATCTTTCACCTCTAACTTTTCTTTCTCATGAACATAAAGACCGGCTTTTAGAGCCGCCTCTTGAATTTCTTTAGGCAGCTTCGCCCATTCCTCAGCGCTCATATCCCGCGCCGG